TCCTGAAGAATTAGCAAATCCAGCAAAACATATTGAGAAACTGCGAGAAGGACTTAAAAATGCCAAACGAGAACGCAGAAATGCAGAAGCATACATTGAACGTGAAGTGCCACCTAAGGACACAGCATTCAAGCCAAAAGGCGAAGTGTGCTTTATAATTGCAAATGGCGAATCACGCAAAGGATTTGATCTACACAAATTACGCAACAAAGGTTACATCATAGGAATGAATGTGTTACCTATTGTAGAAAGTTTTTGGCCTGATGCACTTGTCAGTGTAGACATTGCCACAGTCAAATGGCTCTGTGAAAGAGATGTACCAAACAAGACCGAACATTGGACTTATCCACGTGGCGGAGTCAAAGATCCTCGACCCAAGAGATTACAGAAAGACTGGGGCTGGTCATCTGGACCGACTGCAACAAGACTTGCATTAGAATACAAAAAGTTTCAAACACTTTATATTATTGGTATGGACTTTTTTGGCATAACACCAGAAGGAAAAATTTCCGAAAAAGATGGTAGTAAAATTAACAACATGTACAAAGGCCAAGACAGATATCGAAAAGCCAACTCAGGACGCACATATTATGGCAACTGGCTGAATCAAATGGTTACAAACTGCACTAATCATCCATCTGCTAATTTTTACCACGTTGTGCGTGAAAACCAAAAATCTCCCAATAAACTTGCAGTTAAAACCAATTGGATAGACATAAATTATAGTGTATTTGAAGAACATCTTCAAAAAATGCCTAAAAAGACCCCTTAAAAAGGTTCAACCTACCTTACAACCTTAAATACAAGTCTAAATCAACCAACAAAGGAGACTATCATGTCTAAATTTGAACAACTCCTTGATCTGTTAGTCAATGAGCAGAAAGATGAAGCTGAAAAGCTATTTCATGAAATTGTTGTAGAGAAATCAAGACAAATTTATGAAGGAATCTTGGCTGACGAAGAAGCAGTAGAGGAAAATTCAGAGACTGATGAAGTTGAAGAAGCATCTGACCAAGCTGACGATGCTGAAACTGATGAAGTCGATGAAGCAATGCATGGCGATAAAGACGACAAGAAAAAGAAAAAAATGAAGAAAGAAGACGAAGTCGACGAAGGCATGCACGGCGATAAAGAAGATAAGAAAAAGAAAAAAGAGAAAAAGATGGAAGATGCATCAGACGAAGATGATGTAGAAGAAGGTGAAGAGCCTGCTGAATCTTCAGATGAAACTATCGAAGAAATTGGCGGTGACCAAACTGACGATCTAATCTCTGACATTGAAGCAGAAGGACACGGTGACGACATGGGCGACATGGACAACGACGATGACATGGACATGGATGACGATGGCGACTCAGATCCAGAAACTGCAGAAATGTTTGCTCCATTAGAAAAAGAACTTGACGAGTTAAAAGCTGAATTTGCAAAAATGATGGACAGCGACGATGACAAGCCAGAAGAAGGCATTGAGCCTTTTGAAAGCACAGAGTCAAAAGACGCTGACACTATCGTAAAAGAATATGCAAACATGGTGAAAGACGGTCATGGTGCTGAAAAAATGGGCAGTGAAAAAGGCGCTGATTCAAAAAAATCAGTGGTGGCTTCAAAAAATAAACCAATGACAAACGCAGGTGCGGTTAAATTCGACCAAGGCGGTGAAGGTCCAGACGGTGTTGGTAAATCAATGCCAGGAGCTGGTGACACTGCAAAGCCAATGGGCAAAGGCTTCAAAAATGAAGGCGGCATGAAATCAAACGATATGATGAGTGCACCAAAGGCAATGGAAAAACCATCAGGCGAAGATAACACAAAATCACCTGTAGCTGCAAAATAAGGAAACTAGGATATGCAAGTACTATCAGAGCATCTTACATTTGACGAAGCAAAAGTTGTTGTAGAGTCAAGCAACGAAGGTAAGGATCTGTACATGAAGGGTATTTGTATTCAAGGAAACGTAAAGAACGCAAACCAGAGAGTGTATCCTACTTTCGAAATTAATAAAGCAGTTAGTAAAATATCCGATCAAATCGCCGGGGGCACATCAGTTCTCGGCGAAGTTGACCATCCGGAAGATCTAAAGATAAATTTAGATCGTGTATCACACATGCTTACAAGCATGTGGATGGATGGACACAACGGATATGGTAAATTAAAGATTCTCCCAACACCAATGGGAAAATTAGTAGAAACAATGTTACAATCAGGCGTAAAATTAGGCGTATCATCAAGAGGATCAGGCAACGTAGACGAGGCATCAGGGAACGTATCAGAATTTGATATTATTACCGTAGATGTTGTGGCACAACCATCAGCTCCAAATGCTTATCCAACACCAATATATGAAGGTCTCCTTAATATGAGACACGGTCATAAACTTGTGGGTGTTGCAAAAGCGGCAAGAGAAGATGCAAGAGTGCAAAAACATCTTAAAGAAGGAGTGATCCGGTTAATTCAGGATCTTAAACTATAAGGAGAACTATTATGTTAGATGTAATCAAACAACTCCTTGACAAAGACTTGGTAACTGAAGACACTCGTGCCGCTATTCAAGAGGCATGGGATCAAAAGTTAGCGGAAGTTAAAGAAGAAGCTAAGACTGAAGTCAGAGAAGAGTTTGCATCAAGATACGAACATGACAAGTCCGTTATGGTAGAAGCAATGGACCGACTAATGAACGAACAACTGTCAAAAGAGATTGCAGAGTTTGTTGAAGATAAGAAACAATTAGCGGCCCAAAGAGTAATGTACAAAAGAGGTGTTAAACCACACATGGAAACACTGCAAAAGTTTGTTACTCGTCAACTTGCCCAAGAGATGGCAGAGTTACAAGCAGATAGAAAATCAATGGCAGAACAAGTTAAAACTTTAGAAGGTTTTGTTACATCATCACTAGCTAAAGAACTTAATGAGTTCGAAACTGATAAAAGATCTGTTGTAGAAACTCGTGTGAAACTAGTCAAAGAAGCAAAAGAAAAATTTGCTGAGATTAGAAACGCATTCATTAAGAAAGCAAGTAAAATTGTAGAACAAGTAGTAAGTGAGAATATCACTAAAGAGATGACTCAATTTAAAGAAGACATCAAAACTGCTAGGGAAAACAATTTTGGACGTAAGATATTTGAAGCATATGCTTCTGAGTATCTAACTTCTTACCTACATGAGACTTCTGAAATTCGTAAGATGCAGAAACAACTCGACGAAGCGAACCAACAAGTTGAAGAGAAAACTAAACTTCATGAGTCTGCTACAATTGAAAAAGAAAAAATTGAAGCAAGACACAGAAGAGACAAAGTTCTTAACGAAATGTTAGGTCCACTTTCAGGTGATAAGAAAGAAGTAATGGGCAATCTGTTAGAAACTGTTCAAACAGACAACCTAAAAACTGCTTTCAACAAGTATCTTCCACATGTGATGAAAGATGCTAAAAAAGCTTCAATCATTTCTGAGTCAAGAACAGAAAAAACAGGCAACAAACAGGCAAAACCACAGGCAAAAGAACAAGATCAGGATGTGACAAACATCCGTAAATTAGCAGGTATTAACTAAGGAGAAAATTATGACATCCCAATTGCTAGAACACAAATGGCAAGAGACTAAAGGCGCTTTAATGGAAGGCGTTGAAGGTTCAAAAGCCAAAACGTTGGATGTGGTCCTAGAGAATACACGCAAATACTTGTCAGAGCAGGCTACTTCCGGCGCGACTTCAGCTGGTAACGTGGCAACTCTAAACAGAGTTATTTTGCCTGTAATTCGTAGGGTTATGCCAACAGTGATTGCTAACGAGCTAGTAGGTGTACAGCCTATGACTGGCCCAGTTGGTCAAATTCACACATTGAGAGTTAGATATGCTGACACAACAACAGGCGGTGCTACAAACATCGTTGCTGGTGACGAAGCATTATCACCTTTCAAAATCGCTTCATCTTATTCAGGTAACGACAGTTCACCTGCAAAAGGTGCGGCAACAGCAACTTTAGAGGGAGCGGCAGGTAAGAGATTAAACGTGCAGATCCTAAAACAAGTTGTTGAAGCTAAATCAAGAAAACTATCAGCAAGATGGACTTTTGAGGCAGCTCAAGACGCTCAAGCACAGCAAGGCGTAGACATCGAAGCAGAAATCATGGCGGCACTAGCTCAAGAGATTACTGCAGAGATTGACCAAGAGATTCTTACATCATTAAGAGCTCTTGCAGGTTCTGCGGCGGCTGCTTTTGATCAGTCTGCTGTTTCAGGTACTGCAACATTTGTTGGAGACGAACATGCGGCACTAGCTGTATTGATCAACCAACAAGCAAACTTAATTGCTCAAAGAACAAGAAGAGGCGCAGGTAACTACGCCGTTGTTTCTTCTGAAGCATTAACTGTGTTGCAATCTGCTACAACTTCTGCGTTTGCTAGATCAACAGAGGGTGTATTTGAAGCACCAACTAACACTAAGTTTGTTGGAACTTTAAACAACTCTATGAGAGTCTATGTAGACGGTTATGCAGCTACAGGAACTGATGTACTAGTAGGTTATAAAGGACCATCTGAAGCAGATGCTCCAGCATTCTACTGTCCATACATTCCGTTGATGTCTTCAGGCGTTGTGCTTGATCCATCTACATTCGAGCCAGTAGTAAGCTTCTTAACTAGATACGGTTATGTTGAGTTATCAAACACAGCATCATCACTAGGTAATGCGGCTGACTATCTTGCTAGAATTAGCATGTCAAACATCTCATTCAAATAATTTTATTTGAATATTAGAGGAGGGGCCATTGTGCCCCTCTTCTCTTGAAGTCAATAAATACTTCATATGAAGATCATTCAAGGACAGGATAAAGTAATTTTACGAGCAGTGTCTCCAGATGGTGATACTACGTCAGGTGATCTACTTGTTGCTTTTGCAGAAAACAGCGGATCTACAGGGATCAGAATATCCAATCTTGAAGTAGAAACACAAACAACCTTAAATTCAACTACCACAACACTAGAAGATTCATTCTTAGAAATAAACAGAAATAATTCAACAGCAGACGGCGAAGACTCTGGTATTTTCTTTAACAGAGGTTCTACTGATCATGCACTGTTTTATTGGGACGCAGGAGATGATAATTTTGTGGCTGGAACCACAACACATGAAGCCACTGTTACAGCAATATCAAATGTAACTCTTGCACAAATTAAAGTTGCCACAACACCAAGCAACGCCAATCATGCAACTAGTAAAAGTTATGTTGATAGCAGAGTTATAAAAGTATCATCCGACGATTCATCAACAATTGAAATTGATCTTACGGGCAACACAGAATTAGTATTCAGTGGCGGTCGCAGTATTACCACTGACACCACAGCAGATGGAAATGCTGTCGAAATAGCAGTGGATGCCGCAATGACAGATATTAACAGTATTACATCAGGATCTGGAGAAAACTTAACTTTAACAGCACAGACAAATTTAGTTAAAATAGATGACATATTAACATTCAATTCACAGATAAGCGATCCATCAGCTGCCGCTGTTACAAAATTGTATGCAATATCTCCAGGATTTGGCGGCACAGGATTATCCATTATACACAGTAGTATTAACGGAGGTAATGCTTCAGAGTTGATGGCACTGGATGCAAACATTCTAAAAATATTTGGTGATGACTCCACTACAATGGAAGTTGAAATACCTCAACAAGAATTTCATATAAAAGGCGGCAATGGAATAACAACATCCACATCAAGTACTCAAACTTTGACCATATCATTAGATAGTGAATTATTAACTGTCAATGAATTAAGTTCTACAGATTCAACTGGCATTACAATCAAAGATGATTTACTGTTAGCTGGGACACTGAGAGCGGAAGATTCAACAACCATAAGTGTTGATGGAGCATTAGGAGTATCTGGTGCTATTGCATCTGGTGCTATAACTTCTTCAGGCGTGGTTACAGGAACAGGATTTACAATAGGGTCGGCCGCAATCAACGAAACAGAACTTGAAACCATAGATGGAGTCACAGCAGGCACAGTAGCGGCAAGTAAAGCTGTCGTAGTCGATGCAAACAAAGATGCAGGTGACTTTAGAAACTTAACTGCTTCAACACTTACAGCAGATGGAGGCGTCAGTGTAGACAATATTACAATTGACGGCACAGAAATTGATCTGTCTTCAGGTGACTTGACATTAGATATTGAAGGCGATCTAATTATAGATGTCAACGGTGCTGATGTAAAATTACAAGATGATGGTACAGAGTTTGGAAGAATAAGCAGAGTGTCTTCCGACCTTGTTATGAAATCAATGGGCAACAACCAAGATATTTTATTTAAAGGACTAGATGACACCGCAACAATCACTGCTTTACAACTTGACATGTCAGAGGCAGGAA